AGTGTATGACACAGCAAATGACACCTATGTTAATTCCTTTACTGGATCAGTCACGACAAATGATGATTTTCAAGTTGATTTCCAACTTAGTGATCTAAATCCCGGTACTGCACTATTGAGTGCTGATGATACCAACCTAATTGCATCGGGAGTTATTCTTTACGATGAAGCTACCAACAACCAATCTATGGGTTCCGATTTCTATCCCGATTCATTCGGGAAGATCGATGAGAGTTTCATGGTAGTCAATGATTCCCTCTATTTGGTAATGGTTCCAGTTGGAACTTTGACGATGGCAGCGAATCACACCATACAAACGACTGTAAGAGTCAAAGCTAGAGTGGTCAAATTGAGCACAAAAAATTGGATGGCATTGGCAATTACTTCGGTATCCAGCGACAACTGAGGTGGGCTTAATGCCTAAGCCTAAAACAGACCGAGAATGGTTTGACCGTGGTTATGACGCCGGTTATGATAGAGGATATCAGGCTGCACTTGGAACTGCTCGCCGTGATATTGGGTCTGACCTAGGAGATTCCACCCCGTCCCCCAAACCCAAGCGGAAAGCGAGCGCCTATTCCAAGCGATATGGCGCTGCTTTTCGCAAACTTTCACCCAAATACAAACTGAAAAATGGATCTTGGGGCAAAGATGGATTCAAGAGATGCCAAAAAGCAGCCCACAAACTAGCTAAGAGGAAGTGAAATGTCAATATCACCAGCACCACGAATTTTGAATAAACTGGTTTCCGGTTTTGTCGGCGCATCTGTCTCGGGAAATCTAACGATTACTTCACCCGGAGAAGGTTGGGAAGTAATACCCGCACTCAATGGTGCTGGTTCTATGTTTCGTTGGAGAGGTTATATCGATCTCGGGGCCCTTGCTCATGAACAATTGACCTTCTTTTTACAAAGTGCCACCGTATCCGAGCAAGGCACTATTACAGCATCCACGGTTGGTGAGCCTACGAATCCAATCGAAATCATTGATGTCTTCAGCAAAGTTCCAATCAGTGATGATGACTTGAATTTACCCACACATCTCAATTCCATTTACGCGCCCGGCTTTATGGACAGTGTTCAAGATATGGATCAAATCCTTTGGTGTAGACTTCGGGGATTCTATCATGATGCCACATGGGTCAATGTTGTTCTACAACAGAATTTCTATCAACAAATTTGGGGCGAAGGAATTGGAACTGCTGCATCTAGGATTCATCTGACGCGTTACGTCAAAGTCAATGATGCCCCCGACATAACTATTCCCGGTGCTTGTTTCCAATGTGTGGGCCTGTCAGTTGAAGAACCCGATCTACAATATATCATGCGCCTTCGTCGAGACTATGAAATTGCGTGAGATGTATCGAGATGTGGTTTATTCCTTTCTTAGTTGGGGTAGGGTTTGCAAAACTTCGGGGCCAAACTTGGACTTCTTCTGCCCTCTATTCTGGGGCTGTGGTTTGGACAGTACATCAAATCAGACGAGGAGCCATTATGCGCTTGGCCATGGTTGGCAATGCTGCAATGTCTTTGACAGGATGGAATATAGCTACCGGTGTAGGATTAGGGATCGCTGGGGGCGTTGGTACATCTAGACTCTTATTCGGAAAGGAAGGACAAGCCGACGCAATCGACTTCTACACAGGGAAAGTGAGTGCCCCACTTTACATAGACACCCTAAAGAAAGCACCGGGAAGGATAGCGGCAAGCATACAAGCAAACCGAGCAGTAGCCAACAACGCAGCAGGTTTGCCAGTCGGGACCAATATGGCAACTCTTGCATGGGAAGAATCACGCTCTGAATTTATGGCTCCCGATCCAACGCACCCCTATGCAGAATGGTGGGGAACTAATTAGGTTCATTCTTCTTCCTCCATTTCCCACCAAGCTTGACAGTCCGGATTATAGCACTGATAGATACCTATGGATAAATCAGCTTCAACAAAACATCCACAATCGTTACACTTCATTCTTCTTCCCCCTTGTTGATTTTATCCCACTTCTTCAAATCCTCTTGGTGTTCATGTCTACGGGCTAGGATGATATTTAGGGCAGTATGGGCCGCTAACTCCCCCTCGCGCGCGTACGTGAACATAGCCATGCCCTCACCGCCACACACAGCGTTGATAGCCCTCTTGACGGCTCTATTGACGAAAGCCGACTTGGTTCCCTTGGGTAGATTGTGAACGAGATCCATGTAGGTCATCTCGTCGAGGGTTACAGTGATCTGTGGCATCAAGGACACCTCTGTATACCGCGTAGTGCGTAGTGATGGCAGCATTGGCGGTTCTTTCCTTTACAGCATAGGCAACATGGGGTGTATATTGGTTCCATATATAGGCCTAGGTGGTTCTCCTATATCAATTATTATTTTTTCCTATCTGCCAGAGATAGATTAGAAGGCGTAGGTAACCGTCCCGCTTACTCTACGCTCCCTACTCCATACCTGTTCAAGCCAGAACTAGGTCACCCTTTAGTTCTAACCGCCATATCCTGAGAAATAGGAAGATAACGCTCTGATATGGATTGTAATGTTTAATAGCGAGATTGTAACACGGACGGTCATGGCAACAAGTAAGACAGGCAGTTTTTGGCTCACCGAAAGTGTTCAACAGGCTACGCAAGGCAATGCAGTTCAAGGCACGTTGGACATCGGGCACCTAGTCGATGTCGGTGACCAACAGGCGTTGGCGATTGAGCAAGTGGACTTCATCACTCAAGTGTATGACACAGCAAATGACACCTATGTTAATTCCTTTACTGGATCAGTCACGACAAATGATGATTTTCAAGTTGATTTCCAACTTAGTGATCTAAATCCCGGTACTGCACTATTGAGTGCTGATGATACCAACCTAATTGC